AGCAATCATGTGATCAACATGATCCTTGCCATACATATCAATCATGTGCAGCGTGTAGGCTTGTGATGCAGTGCCGTGCTTCATGCCAAACCCATTACAACCTTTGCATTGTAAATGCACATTGCACTCTTCTAGCGCCCAGCGACTGCTTGCACCTTTCGGGAGCCAATGGCCTCCATCTGCATCCTTGTAATGCACCAGCTTGTTGCACGACACGCACCTAGCCATACCGTTGTCATCAGCAGCCTTCATCCTGACAAGCTGCTGAAGCAACCGTAATGCCTTTGCTCTGGGAGTTTCACTCGGCACTCTTACGCACCTTTACAATGTGAAAGCCGCCATTAGTAACCTGCTGAACGTCAAAGGTAATATCCTTGCCGCGCAGCCAGCCTTTGATTGACCAATAGGCTCTACGCATTTCATCGTAATCCTCAAACTCGATGGCCTGCGAGTAGCCCATATCAACAAAAGCTCTGACAGCTTCGTTCTTGATCTGGCGCTCAGCTTTCTCAAACTCTACAACTTTCATTAGAATGGTATATCCGAGTAATCTTCTTTTGTTTCATGTGAAACGTCATCGGGCTTTTCGCTTGCCACACGCTCCCATTTCAACGAAATAAACTTAGCGCCTGTCTTGCTGTTAGTATTGAGCCAGCCTTTCAGGTCATACCCGTACTCGCTCTTTCCGATCTGACCCGAGTTAACAGCTTCAAACAAAGCCTTCATGTCTTCCTCTTTGATGCTGGCGTAATACTGGTCATCGTCATATTTTGACTTGTTAATCCCGGCGAGTTGTACCCATTCCTTATTTTTGAATTTAACCATCTATCAGTCTCCTTGTTTCTGAATCTACTAATTGTGCGGCCTCGATGATTATCTTAGACGCTTTATCTATCCATTCATCGTCACGTTCTACCTTGATGATGAAAGGTTTGTGTTCCGGTCTGAATGAAAAGAACCAGTAATGATCTAGCTCCATTATCCACATAGTGCCTTGCACCTGCTGGAAATAGGCGCTAGGAAGCCTGCCAGAGCGCCTGTAGCCTATATGCGTACTCCGCTGTGGGCATTTGATTTCGATGCCTGTATCGGCCCACAGGCCGTCTGGTGAGCATCCAACATCGTGATCGTCCAGAGCTACCAAGCCAACCTGCTTGATGCTGACATCGTGCAGCAGCTCAAATGTAGATCGGGCCTGATCTTCAAGATCGTTGCCTTCCTGCATTGCAGCGCTTTTGTAGGTGTCGATTGGTATCGGCACTTCACGCTCAGCAATCACGGCGTTAAGATAGGTGTCAGCTTGTTTAGACTTCGCTCCTTGAGTCGTTACGAGCTTTGAGAAGTTGGATGCGGTGATAAAGCCGCATCTGCTTCTCAACCATTCTTCAGAGCCTTGTTCGTGGTAAAAGTGTCTCATAGGAAAGAATCCTGCTGAGACAGCTCCTCACGCTCCTTGATGATCTTCCTGAGCTGAGCTATTTGCTTGTCGCTCAGATTCCAGTTGTTAGCCTTTACAGACCGCAGGCAAGATTCTAGGTTCATGCCAGCCTTCTCGCAGTCAGCCTTGATGCTGTCTATATTGGCGGTCTCAGCAGGCTCCTCTTCGTGCTGCGCGTCATTGTCGTTCTCACGATCACCGAGAGCGAAAAGGCCCATCAGGCAATAGCGCTTGGCGTAGGTGTAGCCAGTGCCGCAGCCTTGCTCAGTCTTCTTGACCTTATCAACAAACGTAAGCTGCTCGTGTCTCTCACCGCTCTTCAGATGGATCAGAGTGAGTGTGCAGCCTACCTGCTCCTCCATAAAGATATCATTGAAGAAATACACGATCTCATCACCGAAGCAGTCACGAGCTGCATCGTTAAGAACCGCTAGAGACCAGTATTTCTGCTTGGTGTGCTTGTTGATTTGGTCTTTTTCTGGTGTGACAAACTTGCCTCTGCATTTCGCGAAGGACTTCCAAAACTCAATGTTTTCCATAGATTTATCCCGTCAAGGTTTTTGTAGGAGAGGCGAGTGTAAGCGAGTGTGACAGGCGTGTCAAGCGGTGAAAAGGAGTGCGATCAGCCGGACACAGGATATGGACACATAGAGGACAATCCGCTTGCTGACGGGTGCAAGGTGCTATTTCTTAACACGATGACCGCACAACACAATGTTAACACAAAGTCACGGACAAATTCGCCAAAAAAAAATGCGTTTTTGTCCGTGCATTATTTTTGGGTTTAGATTATGCTCGCAAGACGGTGTGGTAAATCCTGACCGAAACTCAGTGATTATGCTCACGATGAGCTGATAACTTGGAACACGATACTTTAACGGCTTTTAGAGGCGGCCGCGCCAGATCAGCGAAGAGATGGCGGCAAACAGGTTTTGTGGACACGAAGGAGGCTAGACGCGGCTACCAATGGATGGTGAAGGCGTTCCTGCAATTTTGAAGTATCGTACTACGCTCTGAATATGACTACAGGTGTCCCAAAGCCTCTAAATGACACTTCCGCCTAGAAAAGTGTAAAAGATGTGTTGACACGGTGTAAACAATAGACTAAGCTGGTGTTTAGTGAGAGGCATGGTGCAGCTCACATAACGGAGATAAACGGATGACTAAGTTAATAGAGCTAGAAAATGTTGTTCCAACTAAGCAGGAGCTTTCTTTAGTAAGAGAAATCGAAAGTCGATTCACTCACTCATTATTTTGGAAGCAAGCGGCAGGAGAGGACAAAATTGAAGTGATTGCTTCAAGACGTATGGTTAATTGGTTTGCCTTGTCACACAGGAAATTAGAGAGCAGCTTGAGTGATGATCATTGTGAAATACACACTTTGGGCTGGGTAGAGAAGCAGGTAAGAACGCTGGAGAATCGACTCGAAATGCACGGCGTAGAAAAATTTATAGAGGTAGAGCAGAAAGCTGGCAGATTGGTATTCACTGAATTTGGTAAATGGTAGTGTAAAAATGTGTTGACACGGTGTAAGGATTGCTTCAGAATCCTTACATCGTTCAACAAAACTGGAGATAATCAAATGACACAAGCCCAACAAATAGACCGAATTGTAAAGCTAGAAGCGCAGATTGCTGGCCTCAAAGCTGCTCAGCAGTCTCTGATCGCTGACTTTAAAAAAGCAGGTGCTGGCAAGTACAAAGGCAACAACGGCATCCTGACAGTATCCGTATCGGAGCGTAAGACGCTGGACATGAAAGCGGTCAAGCTCAAGCTGTCACCACAATTCATTAGCGCTCACACCAAGAAGCAGGAAGTTGTCAGCGCCCGAATCACTGTTCGAGTCTAAGGAGAAAACGAATGAGTACAAATATCAGTTGTCACGGCGTAACCGATGTCAATATCACATTAGACAGCCATTGGGCCGATCTTGAAATCACTGACAGAGACGGCGAGAAGACAGATTTGACATTGTTTTGCGGCGCTAGTCGCAACGATAAAGACAGGCAGGAAGAGACATATCTCGTGCTGCTCCAGCTTCATGACCGTCTTGGGCAGAGCCTCAAGCAGCTCAAGAAGGATATGTCATGAGAAAGCGAACTAAACCAATGAAGCGCGGTCACATGATTAATAGACTGAACAGGCTGTTTCCTGAGATACGCGCCAGAGAGAGCGAATACTTCAACGGCATGAGGCGTGGCATATGGCTCGGAGGTAGCGAGAGTCATCACTCAGACGGCGAAAGATTTTTTAACTACTTTGCGATGAACGAGGAGGACTATATTCACAAAGACCTGAAGAAGCAGTGTGATAACGCAATGTGGTATTGGGAACCGCATGACGCAGGCACACTGTTTCTCTGGCCTTACCCGGATTAGTAGAGAGACATGACTAAGATAACTTATCACTACGCGCACGGGCCTTCCCACACAGTAAGGCTGCATAGGTCTTTGTTCAAGAAGGTCTACGGCGGGAAGCTGGCGCGGTATTTCAGGAAAGGCATATCTGGATATCACTGTCCTCCGCTTTAGGTGTTGCATCAGTGTATCGGTTGTGTATAATGCGAATCATGGAGCTGCGCGGTGCGGCTCCTTTACTGGAGAATACGAATGTTAGATGTATTTACAACTTCAACCTACGAAGAAATCCGACGAGCTACAGTTGACGGTGACGTTGACTTTGATGTCCTTGATCGACAACTGTTTGAGGACATTCAGGATCAGCTCATTCATCCAGAGAACACAGACGCTGCTCACAATGTACTGTACGCAGGATTCGAGCTTTGCGCTGACTCAGCAGACATTACCAATGCTCTCATGTCATTTATGAATAGCGGCTCGCTTGACAGCGCTCAAGCTCTCAGAGCTATGATGCAGGAAGCTATTGACGAGATGACCCGCGCAGAGATCACAAAGATTGCGAGGAGCATATAATGACTAGAGCAGAGAGAATCAAGTACAGCGCGGCAGGCTTTGTCCTGCTTGCGCTCTTCGCCTTCGCAAGCAACATGGACTATCAGGACGAGCTGTGCGATGAGCGTCACCGCTGGGAGGCCACAGGCCACGAGTACGTTGGTATCCCAGCAGGAGCTGAGAACTGCGAGCCGTGGAAGCCAACCTACAGATGCGGTAGCTACTGTGTCGATTGAGCTGAGGCCACACCAGAAGACCGCAGTTGACGCACTACGCGCCAGCTTGCGGTCAGGCCACAAGAGACCAGTGCTGGCAGCGCCGTGCAGTATGGGTAAGACGCACATTGCGGCCTACATCCTGATGAACGCTGTGGAAAAGAATAAACACAACCCAGACTATCGGGCTGTGTTTTTCGTGGATCGCCTGAAGCTGCTGAGCCAGACAACCGATGTGTTCGACAGTCTGGGAGCCAGCTACAGCGTCATGCAAGGCGATGATCCGCGCTATGACCCGAACAAACGTATACAGATCATAAGCATCCAGACAGCTCTGAGGCGCAAGCGGTTCAGCTTTGACATCGCGGTAGTAGATGAGTGCCACACGCTCTACAAAGGCGTGACAGAGCTTATGAGGCGCTTAGACGGCATTCCGTGGATTGGCCTGTCAGCTACGCCGTACAGCAAAGGCATGGCCGCTGAAGGCTTATACGATGACCTGATAGTGACTTGTACGCCTAGAGACTTGATTGATGAAGGCTGGCTTACGCCTACTGAATACTATGTCGGCAGGTCAGTTGACGCATCTGGCATCAAGACAAAGGCGCTCAGCACTGGCGGTAGTGACTATGATCCGAAGGCTCTGGGCCAGAAGATGCTGGATGATGACACGTTGGCTGGCGATATCGTGCAGAACTACGTCAAGCATAGCAACGGCCTCACCAGACGCGCTCTGTGCTTCGCTCCATCCATAGCCTATAGCAAGAGCCTAGTTGAGCGTTTTAACTCTGAGATCGGCTCTGAGATAGCCGTACACGTTGATGGTTATATGGATCGTGAGCTACAGAACTACATCTTTGAGGACTTCAAGCGCGGAGACTACAAGATTCTGGTCAATTCCAAGCTAACAAATACCGGATTTGACGATACTGGAATTTCTATTATCGTGGACGCCTACAAGACCAAGAGCCGCATAGCGTGGGTGCAGAGGATAGGCAGGTGCTGGAGGATACATCCCGGCAAAGATAAGGCCATAGTGCTTGATCACGCTGGCAATCTGGAGCATTTCAATTGCTTTCCAGAGGATATTATCCCGCATGAGCTGGACTCAGGTGATCGCAGATTCGATGAGAAGAAGCAGACCAAGCAGGAGGAGAAGGAGCCAATAGTCCGACCTTGCCCAGTATGCCGTAGTGCTATGACAGGCAGGCGCTGCAAGGCTTGTGGACACGTTCTGCCTAGCGATGTGCCTGTACTCAAGGACAATGGCGAGATGCTGGTGAAGGCTAAGAATATGTCACCAGCGGCCCAGAGAAGAGCTACACTGACCAAAGAGGACAAGCAGGCGTGGTACAGCAGCTTCCTTTGGTATGCAAAGCAGCAGAACTACAAGCACGGCTGGGCCTACCACAAGTACATTGAGGCTATGAGCTGTGCGCCCAATGGTCTCAAGCAGGTAGTAAAGGAGCCGCTCCCAGAGGCTGTAAGATGGATTACTTCGAGGAACATACGTTACGCCCACAGGCGTGACAAATGAGCGTCAGCAGGCGGTGCGTTGGGTTTTTGTTGGTTGTGTCCCAGAAAACACCTGCTGTCAGAGCAAGCGACTCCATCTCACCTAGCTGAGAAACATTCGTGCTTGTGATCTGACCGGCTGGCCCACGATACGGGCTTTTCAATTATTTTGGAAAAAGTGTAAAAAAAGTGTTGACTCTGTGTGAGATGCCAGTAGAATGGGAACCATAGAGCGGCGCGGTGCTGCTCTTTTGAGGAGAAAAACGAATGGCAAACTTTAAGAAAAATGACCGCGCTTACCACATCGCCAGCATAGATGGCCATACCGGCGAAGCCAAAGAGGTTGCTTATGTACATATCGCCTCCATCGGTAAGAAGAGAGCAACTGTCCACAGCGTTTTGGACAACGACGAAGTATCCAAGTGGAACTATCAGCTGACAAGCAGAAGGAATGGTTTCCTGCTTTTCAAGACTGAAGCCGAAGCATGGGCGCACCGAGTTAAATAACCAGAAAGCGCCTCTCCGGAGGCGCAAACTTTCCAAACCGGAGAAAAACGAATGACTTTGACACAGAACTTTGACCGAGAATCTGCTATTAAATATTGCTTAAGAAACGATCATGTCGTTGGTTTAATCAAGAAAACTATGAATCGTGAATACCTAAGCTCGCTTGACTTCGAACAATTGCAATGGCGCGTGAGGCTTATAAAAAGTTTTATCCGAGACTTTCCAAACGATTATCAAGAGCGATAAGGCAATTCACCTGCACCAGACCCGCTTCACGGCGGGTTTTGTGCGTTATGAGAAGGAGAAACGAATGTTTGTTGAAACAACTGAAGAGAACTACAAGAAGCACCGATGTGACAAGTGCAGTCACGAGGTTGATACCTTTCACACTGAGTTTCTTACCGCAGAGGAAACTATCTCGCTAACGAGAGCGGACATGGACGTGATTGGTGATGCTCTGTATCTAGCTTTAGAGCAATTGAGGAGTGACTACAAGAAAGGCTGTAGCATAACGAAAGAGATCATTAAGAGGCGTATGGGTGACTTGTCTCGCCTGTATCGTGGTTTTGCAGAAGAAGAGCTAACAGATTACACGTTGCCAGATAAGAGCGAAGTGCATCAACGGCTTGTTGAGCAGGCTAAGGTTTTGATTCATCAGGATAATGTTACAAGCGAAAGCAAAGGCAGAGTACATAGTAGAGCGTTTTGGGAGC